GAGACCGAACTCTCCGCTGTAAATGCAATCTTGGGAGCTATTGGTCAATCACCGATAACTTCATTAGTATTTACTAATCCAGAAATATCATTCATATATAATTTATTAAGAGATGCTAACGTAGACTTACAAGCTGAAGGCTGGCATTTTAATACAGAGAAACATGTTACTTATACACCAGATGCTAATGGTAAGATAGCTATAGGTAATGATATATTAAAGATGGATACTACAGATGGTTGGATAGATAGAACCCATGATGTAGTTAAAAGAAATGGATACCTTTATGATAAACAGAGTCACTCAGACGATTTCTCTGATCACTCTGAAGGTATTAAATTAGATATAACAAAGCTACTATCCTATGAAGATCTACCTGAAATATTTAAAAGATATATAATACACAAAGCATCAGTCAGAGCTGCTACACAATTAGTAGGTAATGCACAATTAGCTCAGTTACTAGCTCAACAAGAAGCTTTATCTAGAGCTGCAGTAATGGAGTATGAATGTAATCAAGGTAATCATACTATGTTTGGTCTACCAGAGGATTCAGTCTATACTGCATATCAACCTTGGAGGACATTAGGAAGATAATGACAGGAGTAACACAGACTATAAATACTTACTATGCTGGTATGTCACAACAACCAGATCTAAAGAAGTTTCCAGGTCAAGTAAAAGATATAGTTAATGCTGTACCTGATGCAATAGAAGGATTATACAAAAGACCTGGAGCTAAACGTATAGGCTCTACACCATTAACTAACGTACAGTCTAATGGCTCATGGTTTCATTACTATAGAGATGAGACAGAAGGTTCTTATATAGGACAGATAGCTAGTGACGGTAAGGTGAGAGTATGGAGTTGTGCTGATGGTACTGAGAAGAATGTATGGTATCATACAGATAACAGTGCTTATAGTGGAGGTAACTCTGATCACACATCTATTACAGGATACTTAACTCCTAGCAGTGCTACAGCTACAGAAGACTTACAAGCATTAACTATTAATGATACTACCTTCTTAAATAATAGAACTAAAACTGTAGGTACCACAGGTACAACAGATGCTAGAGAACATACACACTTTGCTTATGTAGATCTACTGAGAACAGAAAACGGTAGACAGTATTCTTTAAATGTATACAGTAATGAAACTACTAGTACTATAAAAAGAGCTACTAGATTAAAAATATCTTCTGATACTTTAGATGAAACTGATGGATCTGGTCATTGTCCAGGTATAGGTACACAGACTTTTAGTGTAACTAGTGGTTCATCAGAGAATCTTATATTCCGTGTTTCAGCTCTTGGTCAGCAAGGTCAAGGTGCTGCTGTAGATGACGGAGGTGTTAATGCTAGTAATTATAAGTGCTCATATAATAGACAGGTTGTATTACTACATGGTGGAGAAGATTGGGAAACTGGAGATACAACTACAGTTACTTTAGATCAAGCTCAAACATCTTATAACTATACAATACGTGTAGAAGATCATGAAGAAGTAGCAGTTAAAGCTAATATAAAAGCAGTACGTCCTGTACCTACACCATTCGATGGAGAGACAGCTGTAACTGTTGATACAATATTAGGTGGTATAACTTCAGAATTATCTGGTACAGCTATAACTGCTGTAGTAATAGGTAACGGTTTATATCTTCATTCTGGATCTGCTTTTAGTGTAGAAGTACCGGAGAAAGACTTGATGAGAGTCATGCAAGAATCAATTAATGATGTCTCTGAGTTACCTACACAATGTAGAGATGGTTACATAGTTAAAATAGCTAACTCTAGAGACTCAGGAGATGATGATTATTATCTTAAGTTCCAAGGTAATGATGGTAATGACGGTCCAGGTGCATGGGTAGAATGCCCAGCTCCAGGTATAGTAAAAAGCTTAGATGCTACTACTATGCCTCATGTACTACAGCGTCAAGCTGATGGAGACTTCTTAGTTAAGAAATATACATGGGAAGATCGTGTAGTAGGTGATGATAATACTAATGCTTTACCATCTTTTGTAGGGAATACAATTAATAAAGTTTTATTTTTCCGTAATAGATTAGCATTAATATCAGGGGAGAATGTTATACTATCCAGACCTGGAGAATTAGCTACACCTGCTTTCTTTGCTAAGACAGCTCTAGCTGTTGGTGCTACTGACCCTATAGATATATCTTGTAGTTCTACATTTCCATCTGATTTATTTGATGGTATGGAAGTAGCTGCCGGTTTAGCAGTATTTAGTACTAATCAACAATTCTTATTATCTTCTGATGCAGAGATATTAAATCCAGATACAGCTAAACTAAGAAGTATATCTACATATAATTATAATAAAGATGTACCTCCTATATCTTTAGGAGTTACTACAGGGTACATAGATAACTCAGGTAAGTATAGTCGTTTTAATGAAATGGCTAATGTTGTAAGAGAACAAGAACCTGTAATTATGGAGACAAGTAAAATTGTATCTACTTTACTGCCAAAAAATATAGATTTAGTTACTAACTCTAGAGAAAACCAAATAGTATTATTTGGTAAAACAGATTCAGATACTGTCTATGGATATAAATATTTAGTATCAGGAGAGAAGAGAGAACAAACAGCTTGGTTTAAATGGAAATTAAATAACCCAATCAAGTATCATTTCATTATAGATGATGAGTATTTCTTATTAGATACTGATAATTTTCTGCAAAAAATTTCTCTTATGCAGCAGGATACAGATCCTAGTATTGATGAGACTGTAGGATCAGATACATCTAACTATCTAATACATTTAGATAACTGGACTACTGTAACTAATGGGTCTTATAATGCTACTACTAAAGTAACTACATTTGCTAACCAATCAGATTGGATAGATGATGTAACCTCACCTAACGGTGCATTAGTATTAGTTGATATAGATACTGGTGCTACAAGAGTAGGACGTTATGCTCAATGTACTGTTACTAATACAGATGACTTTACAGTACCAGGAGATTGGTCTACTGGTACATTCTATATAGGTTATTTATATGAGTATTTAGTACACTTTCCTACGTTCTATCTGAATCAAACTCAAGGTCAACAATCTAAATCTGATGTAAACTCATCTCTTGTTGTCCATAGAATTAAACTAAACTTTGGTAAGTCAGGTCTATATGAGACTACACTACAGAGAACAGGTAAAGCTGACTATAGCGAGACTTATGAATCAGCTGCATTAGATGAATATCTAGTATCAGATGCACCTTATCTACCAGAACATATACAAACAGTACCAGTTTATGAAGCAAATAATAACGTAAAGGTACTACTGAAATCATCACACCCAGCTCCAGCTACATTACATGCTTTGTCGTGGGAAGGAGACTATTCACCTAGAAACTATAGACGTGTCTAAATACATCCATCCAATAACAATGGAGGCTGCCTTGGAGGTGGCCTCTAACTTACGTCCAGAAGACCGTAGAGAAGTCGAAGAAGGACATGGGTATGATCCAATAGAGTACGCTAAATTCATCGCTCAGGAGGGCTCTGCTGTGTATTTCACAGTGCCTAACGGCAAGACTGCTGGTATGGCTGGAGTCGGTACAGAAGGAGCTATATGGATGATATGTACACCTGCTATTAAAGAGTACCCACATACGTTTGCAAAAGAATCAAAGAGGTTTGTTGAGAGTAGAACAGAACCTTTGCTTTGGAATGTTGCAGATAGACGGAATACAGTCCACTTAAAACTACTCAAATTCTTAGGGTTTAAATTCTTGAGGGAACTCAAGTATGGTCCTAACCAATTATCCTTTATCGAGTTTTGCCGTGTGTGCAGATCCTAATGCTGGAGCTAGAGCTGCAGCCAAAGAAAAACATCGTCAAAAGATGTTTAACTATAAATCTGATTCAGTTAAATACTGGAACAGAGAAACAGATTTTAAAAATAAAAAACAATTCATTCAAGGTATTGGTGAATCTAGACAGCTAAGTGATATACGACAAGCTGTTGAACAGAAAAGAAGTGCAGGTTTATCTAGTAAAGAGCAACTTGCTAAAAAATATTCTGCAGCTCAATACGTTAATGAAGG